AACATACCAGAAGACGTTAATTCAACTAAGCGAGAGGTAGCACCTATGCAAGCAGGTTTGATACCCAAGGGTGAACACACCTACCTCAAGAAACGCAAGATTGACGCAGATACGTGTCAGTTTTGGGACTACACTGTTAGTGAGTATAAAGGTAGCACTGTTCAAGTTGCTAACTATAAAGATAAGTCAGGTGCCACAATCGCTCAGAAGATTAGGCTACCTGATAAGTCTTTTAAGTTTTTAGGTGACACTAAAAACATACCTTTGTATGGTCAGTGGTTGTGGTCTAGTGGCGGTAAAATGGTGACAATTTTCGAGGGAGAATTAGACGCAATTTCTGGTAGCCAGACACAAGGAAATCGTTACCCTTGTGTATCCATCCCCACGGGGGCACAAGGAGCAGTCAAAGCGGTCACTCAGAACATTGAGTGGCTACTTACATTCGACCGTGTAAACATCATGTTCGATATGGATGAGGCAGGTAAGGAAGCAGCCTTAAAGGTTGCAGCATTGTTTCCCCCAAGGAAAGCTCACATTGGCGTACTCCCTCATAAAGATGCCAGCGATATGGTAATGAAAGGCTTAGGTGCTGATCTAATCAACGCAATGTGGAGAGCAGAACCTTACAGTCCAGCAGGGATTGTGTCAGGTGAGCAGCTACGCAAGCGTCTTGAAGACCGTCCTGACATACCATCCTTTGCATGGCCTGACTTCATGCAGGGAATGAACCAAAAAACTTACGGTATCCGCATAGGAGAACTGGACGTTTTTACTTCGGGTTCAGGTATGGGAAAGACTACGCTTATCAAGCAAATGCAATGGCACTTCATGCAGACTACAGAACTGAATCAAGCTTTGATTCATCTTGAGGAACCTCTTGAAGATACCGCAGAAGGCATTATAGGAATACACATAGGCAAGCGTTTGAACCTGCCCGATGTGCGTGAGTTCGTACCCCAAGAAGATTACTGGAAAGGCTTCGATGAAACCTTTGGTGCTGTTGATGACAAGGGTAACAATCGCTTGAATGTCTATGATGCTTTTGGCTCTCTTGATGAGACTGATCTTTACAACAAGGTTCGATACTTTGCTACAGGATTAGGCTGCAAGATTATTTGGATTGACCATCTAAGTATCTTAGTCAGTGACTTAGGCCAAGACAGTCAGGATGAGCGTAGAGCTATTGACAGCATTATGCACAACCTGAAGATGCTCACTCAAGAACTTGGTGTGTACATAGGCTTGATAAGCCACCTTAAGAAAGCACCGCAGGGTAAATCGTTTGAAGAGGGCTACGTGCCTAGTTCAGATGACCTTCGTGGTTCAGGCTCTATTAAGCAGTTATCAAATAACGTCTATGCAATCTCCCGAAATCAGCAAGAGGAAAACGATACTCAACGCAACACGTCTTTGCTTACCGTACTTAAATGTCGGTATACAGGACGTACAGGCCCAGCAGATTACTTGCTGTTTGATGAGGCAACAGGACGTATGGTGCAAGGGTTAGCCCCCGATGCCCCAGTTATCCACGGTGCTTCTTCTTTTAACTAATCACTCCAACGAGAGGATATACCCCCATGCGTTATGTATTTGATATTGAAACTAATGGTCTATTAGATCAAGTAACTAAAATCCACTGCATTGTTGCAGCAAACCTAACCACACGTAAGCTTCAGAAGTTCTCTACTGCTTACGGCAACATCAATGAAGGACTTAAGTTACTGTCTGATGCTGATGAACTTATTGGTCACAATATCATGGGGTACGACCTCGCAGTTATTAAGAAGCTTTACCCTACTTGGCACACTAATGCTGTAATAACAGATACGTTAATACAGTGTCGTTTGGTGTGGGGAAACATGGGAGAGATTGACGCAGGAAAGAATCAAACCTTACCCCCCAAGCTTAAGGGTAGGCACTCACTAGAAGCTTGGGGCTACCGCCTTAACTGTTTCAAAGGTGAGTACGGAGCTACAGCAGATTGGGAAAACTACTCAAAGGAAATGCTTGAGTATTGCTGCCAAGACGTACTGGTGAATAACAAACTCTACGACAAAATTGTTGAAGAAAATTACAGCCAAGACGCTATGGACTTAGAGCATGAAATCCACCGTATCTGTTTAGAGCAAGAGCATTTTGGCTTTCCCTTTAACGAAGATAAGGCAGTGGCTTTGTACGCCAAACTCTCAGCACGTAGGGATGAGCTAAAGCAGATTATGGTTCACACCTTTGAACCTAATGTCATTGTAATGAAGACCAAAACTAAGACCCTTCCATTCAACCCTACCTCACGTCAGCAGATTGCCGACAGACTTCAAAGACGCGGTTGGAAGCCCAAAGCTTTCACTGAGTCAGGTCAAGTAATTGTTAATGAGACTACGTTAAAAGAGATTGAAAAGACTATCCCTGAAGCAGCCTTGCTTTTGGAATACCTGATGCTCGTCAAACGTGTAGGTCAGTTAGCAGAGGGTAAGAACGGTTGGCTCAAGCTTAGTAAGAATGGGCGTATCCATTACAACACTAACACTCTCGGTGCAATCACAGGACGTGCTACAGCCAGCAGACCTAATGTTCAGCAGGTGCCTAGTGAACGTGCTGAGTATGGCAAGGAATGTCGTGAGTTATTCCACGCACCTAAAGGTTGGGAGTTAATGGGTTCTGACCAATCAGGCATAGAACTTCGATGCTTGGCTCATTACATGGGCAAGTGGGATAACGGGGCGTATGGCAAGGTAATCCTTGAAGGTGACATACATACCACCAACCAAATAGCCGCAGGTTTAGATACACGCGCCCAAGCAAAGACCTTCATTTACGGAGGCATATTGTATGGGGCAGGTGACGCTAAGATTGGCTCTATTGTAGGAGGTACAAAGGCTGACGGTAAGCGTCTTAAAGAACAATTCCTAGAGGGTCTACCTGCACTTAAAGAACTTCAAGATGACGTTAAGAAGCAAGCCGAGTTAGGCAGCGTTAAGGGATTGGATGGTCGAAAGATTCCAGTTCGCCATGCTTACGCAAGCCTAAATACTCTTTTGCAATCTTGCGGTGCCGTACTTGCTAAACGGTGGGTCGTTATCTTCCACCAGCTATGTAAGGAGAAAGGCTATACCCACGGTGTTGAGTTTCAGCAATGCGCTTGGGTGCATGACGAAATTCAAATCTTAGTTAAAGAAGGTACTGGTGACGTGTTCGGGGCATTAGCTCAGAAAGCTATGCGTCAGACAGGTGACTATTACAAATTCGGAGTACGACTTGATGCGGAATATAACATTGGCAGATCGTGGGCAGACACCCATTAACATTAACACTTCGTTTGAGGACGGTGAGTGGTGGATAAGAAACAAAAGGACTGACGAGCGTAGGCGGTGCGTACCCTTAAACAAAAAGAACGCTAAACGTATGTTCGTTGACGGTAAGTACATTGCTCAATCCCACCCATTGTGGAAGTCAGGTAGGTACAAATCATTTAATGATGCGGCTTTTAGTTCTCTAAAGAACTACCCAAAGTCCACCGTAGGTTGCGTCTACGTTATCCAAAACCCAGCTTGGCCTGAGTGGGTCAAAGTGGGTAAAGCTGTGGATGCTCAAGACCGCCTTAACAGTTATCAAACGAGTGACCCCTTCAGGTCATACATATTGCACCACCATATCGAAGTAACTAACAGACACAAGGTAGAACTTCAGGTTCACCAAGAGCTAGAGATAGCTTCTGCGTTACGACATAACGAGTGGTTCAAGATTACTGCACATAATGCAGCAACCATATTAAACAAAACAAAGGAATGACAGATGGACACAGGAAGAATGACCTTACTCTTAACTCTTGATGCTGACTGCTCATCTGTCAAATTCACTGGTGAGTGTGACGGTGAACCCACTATAGAACAGAACGGAATCGGAGCAGCAATCTACGCTGCTATCGTGGACATAATCAATGATGAGGACGTTTTAATGCACTACCTTGCTCTCGCTTCTGCTATGGCAGATGAAGAAGAAGAGGAAGAAAAGAAGCCAAAACAGTTCAAGCTAAAGCTAGTCCACTAATATCAGGAGAGTCCCAATGACCCGCAATACCTTACTCCTTGACGGAGATTTAATAGCGTACCGTATAGCCGCAGCACTCGAAACACCAGTGAATTGGGGTGACGGTCTGTGGACTCTCCACTGCTACGAAGACGAATGTAACAAAGCTTTCGTACACAAAGTTGAATCCATTAAAGCTGAGACAGGCTTAACAGAAGTGGTTGTGGCTATTAGTAGTCGCACCAACTACCGCAAAGATATTAACCCTCTATACAAGGCCAACCGTAAAGCAACCCGTAGGCCGTTATGCCTAGCACCCTTGCTTGATTTTGTTAAGGAAGACTATAACCACGTCATCTTGGACAACATAGAAGCAGACGATGTAATGGGAATCCTTGCTACTCAAGACCCTGATAGGTACTTAATCGTGTCGGACGATAAGGATATGTTAACCATACGGGATGCCCGTATCTGGAAAGATGGTCAAGTAGTTCATATCACTGAACAAGAAGCTTACGAACACTTCATTACCCAAGCACTCAAAGGCGACCCTACCGATGGGTACTACGGTGTTAAAGGTGTGGGTGAAGTCACTGCGCGTAGGCTGATTGATAAGCATAGAGGCACCCCTTGGAGTCTTTGGGAAGGTGTCTTAAAGGCTTACGGAGGTGACGAAGAGGAAGCCCTGCTTAATGCACGTATGGCCCGTATCTTAACGGAAGACTTGTGGGACGGTGATAAGCCAATCCTATGGCTACCGCCTATTAATGAAGAGGAAGTATCTAATGCCTAAGCCTGATCTGATTAACCAGCCTCCCCACTATACCCAAGCTGCTATAGAACCCATCGACTATATCCGCGCACATGATATGAGCTTTTGTGAAGGGAACGTCATTAAGTATCTGACCCGACACAACCACAAAGCGACACCCATGCAAGACCTGCTGAAGTGCCGTTATTACATAAACAAATTAATTGAAGATTTAGAAAAGGAATACCGTCAAGTATGAACACTTATTTTCCCACAGATTACCAAGCATTTATTCACACTAGCCGTTATGCCAAATGGCTTAACAAAGAAAATCGTAGGGAAAATTGGGGTGAAACAGTAGACCGTTATGTAACTAATCTAGTGTTCCCCAAGATCAAAGATGACGAGACAGTCATGGCAATTCGTGAGGCAATTACTAACCTAGACGTGATGCCTAGCATGAGAGCCATGATGAGTTCTGGTGAAGCTTTTGACCGCGATAACGTGGCTGGCTACAACTGTTC